TAAACCATTTTCATCTGCACGTTCTAATATGTTAGCCATTCTGTTTTTTTCTGTTGGTCTTAACCCTATTCTCATTCTTACTGGCAGTTCTGTATTTTCTTTTAAGAAATTGAATATTGGTATTATTTTCATATCTGTTGTACAAAACCTTGCCATCTTGTTAGGTAAGTAATTACTATGGTTTTTTATAACTTGTTCAAATGTATCACCACTTACCCAATTAACACCTTGTCCAGTATGTTGTTCTAAATCTAAAATAGTATATATTATATTATCCATCTCAACAGTACCAATAAATTCTTTTCCTATTTTATCCGATACAAGTTGCCTTGTCTTTTCATCTTTGCCTTTCATCCAAAGGTTATCTTTATCCTCAACCCTTACCAAAGAAAATATATTAATATTAGCTGGGTAATGTTTCATAAGATATGCAGATGTTTTACCACCAGAAATACTGTTTACGGTTATCATATTAAGTTGCACAGTTTATTATTTCATACTCACTATTGTTTTGCTTCCATTCAAAAGACTTTAATACTAAAGCTGCACGTTCATCATACATAGTTCTTTGTTCTTCTTCTAGTGTTCTGTATTTCATTTCATTTTTAGTATAACCACTTGCATAATGTTTATCGTATATACTTAACTTTTCTATTGCTTTAAAATAGTCTTTTTCTAATGTTGCATACTTTTTTTGTATCACTTCTAGTTTAGATATTTGACTGTACTCTATTTGTGATTTAACTATAAAGTTGCTTTCTAATTTATCGTAATAATCAAATCTATCTTTTTTGTACAATGGGTACATTTTGTTTGCGTGTATTGCTGTTGCGTGATCAAATGATTTGCCTTTTGATTTTATAAAGTCTGATATACTTACCCACCTCATATCAAGTTTGTTTCTTAATATATGACAAAGTAAAGCACGATGCTCAACGTATTCGGTTTGTCTTGTTTGTTTATATATATCTATGCCAGTTAAAGTAATAAGTAATTCACTTACTTGTTCTGGTGTTTCTAATATTGTTGGTATTGTGTTGTAATTCATTTGCTTTGTAGTTTTTGTATGTATAAAGCTGCATCCATTAATTCTTCTTTTAGGTGCTGCAAAAAATCATCTTTGTTATTGTCTTGTAGTGTTGTTTTGTATTTGTCTATACCTACACAACTTCTTATGTCAAACTCTCTTTTTAAATCTTCTACTATTTTATCTTTCATTGTGTTCTTAATTTTAATAGGTGGTAGCACTCGGTGTATTTTTGTCTAGCCTTACCTTTGTATTCTAGTTTAAATAATTCATATAGCTTTCTTGTGTATTGGTATTTTGTTGTGCAGTCTTTAAAATGTTTTTCTGCAAACTTTTTACCCTTACCTTTAAAGTAGTTTACATTGTCTGCGGTATCACCAACGATGCATTGCTCATAGAAATTGTACATAGCTTCTTCTTCTGATATATCTAATATCTCTTTATGCTTGTAGTGATAGTTGTACATTAAGCAAGGAAATTGTTTGTAGTCCTTATCAATTGATACTATCATTACCTCATCTCTACCAATATCATCTGAAATTTGCTTCCAGTATCTTGCAACCATATCATCTGTTTCTATACCGTAACCCCAAATGCTATCATAGTGGTCTTTTACAAATTGATGCATCTCATCTAATAAAGGTGGTAGTTCTTGTTTCTTTCTGTTGGCTTTGTACTTTGGTGTGATTAACTTTCTAAAGTTACCTTTTGATCCACTAAAGGTTAGTACCTTGTCTATAGGGTATCTATCTTCTAGATGGTTTACTATTGCCATAAATTGTTCATCAAACTTTGCCCTACTATCTTCTATGTTTGTGTAGTATAGTTCATCATCTGGTGTTTCTCTTTTACGATAGCAACTTGCAAAAATTAAACTATCTGCATCAATTAGTAAAATCATCTATTGTTATGTTAAGTTTTAAATAATTCTTTTTTCCTTGTTTTACTTGGTAGTTAATATGTACATCTGTTATATCACTATCTTGTTGTGTGTGATATTCTATTTGCTTTCTTAACTTTTCCCAAGCTGCTTTGTTTACTTCCATCAATCGTTGTTATAGTGTTTTAAGTATGGTTGTTCCTTATGGTTGCATTTCTTAACCCAGCTTTTATCTAAAAACTTTATGTATCTAAATTGCCTTAAATCGTGTTTAGTTGCTTCTTCTTTATTTGTTTGTAAATATCTACAACCACCAACATTGTTTTTATATCTTTCACTTTTTTTTGATACAGTCATACTTGTATTGTGATACATTGTGTTTTCAAGTTCCCAGAAACTACTTGTATGTTCTCCGTAATATCTAAAAGAACAAGCTTGATAAACAATACCTAAACCACCACATCTTTCATCTGCAAATGATTGTATCCATTTTATGGTTTTTAATTTACCTTTTATGTATTTAATAGAATAACTAATAGCCATACTTTCACTATTTTTTTTAGCCATATCATCTAACCACATACGATTAAGTTCTAAATATTGGTTCATTTCTGTACCCTTAACAACACTTCCACAACTTGCTGGGTTCATAGCATAACCATATTGTAATACACCCAATAATTTACTTTTAATAAATACACCTAAATGTATGTAAGTTGCATTGTATACTTTTTTACTATAATGATTATCTATAATTATTTTATTGGCTACATCTTTTTCTATTTCAATAACGTAAAATTCATCAGTACCATAACCTATAATATCTTTGTGCCCAAACATAGGTATCTGGGCACTATAAATATATCCTTTCATTACACTAATTCTTTTACATATGTTGAAAAGGTTTGCTCAACCGCATCTTTAGTAAACGAACAACTTTGTGTTGAGTTAAAATGGTATGTTGTAAAGTCAATTAACATATCTAATATTTCTTTATTAGACTTTTCAAGAATATTGTTTGATCGTAATTTAGTCATAACTGGTATAATACTACCACCGTTTAATTTCATTGCTTTACCATTTTTTTCTAAATGCTTTATTAGCTTTCCATTCTTTAAATAGTTTTCACCTAAATACTCAACCAAGTTTAAAGTTCTATCAAATTCTTTTGTTAATTTAGCAGAGCCATTTTTAATGTTCTTTGCTTCACCTAAAAATATTTTTATTAAAGCTGGTATTGTAAATAGTTTACTATGTACATCATTAGCTTCTTTTAAATTTTTTGGGCTTTGTAAAACATCACGTAAAAACTTTTTATATACTTTGTGGTTTGAACCAGCATAACTAACTACATAATCAATTTGTTTTAAAACTTTACCCCTTGTGTTAAATGATATAAAAGACTTTCTTGCATCTTCTTGATCTTTTACATAAATCTCTTTAACACTTATTTTTTTAAGGTTTAAAACGTCTAACATCGCAGATTTTAAATGTGCCCCATCGGTTAATATTTTAGTACCATCTTTTGTAACACTAATTAATACATCACGCATTTGACCTTGTGTTGAAACCGCTTCTGCTAAATCTTTAACATTGTTTTCATTTCTCCACCTTTGCCAAGATGGTATAATTACATTGTTAAAATCTTTTTTTGTGTAAACTTTGTTTTTAATTGTTTTCATTTTTATTCTGTTTTTAAATTAATAATATTCAAATATAACATTATTTACTTTATAAACAAAACATTTAACAACTAATTTGGTTCTATATTTATATTTATTCTAACCGCTTGGTTTTCTTTAAGCAAGTACACATCTTTTAAAAGTCTTTTCTTTGTCCACATTGTTGTATCTGGGCAGTACTTTTTTACTGGTGTTGGCATCTCTAAAGTGTTGAGGTAATACATAAAGTTTCCTTTAGGATCATTGACAAAGAATATCTTTACAACACCATCAAGTGCCATTAAGCTATCGTATTTATCTTTTTCAAGCATTTTATCTTCATAGTACTTGTTTCTAAATTTCATCTCTATAACGCAATCAACACCTTTTGGTGTTTTACCCTTTGCATCATACCTAGAATAACCATCACCACAATGTTCTAACTCCCACCCA